TTACGGCAACCGGATCGGCTACGGGATCAGGAACAGCCACATCGTCATCAACCGCATCGGCAACCCAGTCCCTCTTTACGGCGACCGGATCGGCTACTGCGTCGTTTACTCCAACCGCATCGGCGACGCAGTCCCTCTTTACGGCAACCGGATCGGCTACTCCGTCAGCAACAGCCAGTGCTACCAGTGGCATTTCCGAAACTTACACCGCATCGGCAACCCAGTCTCTCTTTACGGCGACCGGATCGGCTACTCCGTCAGCAACTGGATCTGAATTTACGAAGAGTGCTACAGCTACGTCGTCACAAACCGCATCGGCAACCCAGTCCCTCTTTACGGCGACCGGATCGTCAACCGCGTCGTTTACTTTAACCCCATCGGCAACCCAGTCCATCTTTACGGCGACCGGATCGGCTACGGGATCAGGAACAGCCACACCGTCGGCAACTCTCTCAGCAACTGCCTCAGCCACAGTAACTGCTTCGGCAACTAGTACAGCATCTCCACTATATGCGTATAACTTTCAGCTTTGCCGTACGGATGGATCTAATACACTCGGCGCAGTAAGATTTAGGACCAATACTCAAATACCTACGGCGCATGTAAATGATGCGACCAAAATATATGGAATTAAATATATCTACGGCAACGGCGACTCGGATTATTGGTGTGGGTATTTCAAGACCTTTGATAATAATACCACCGTCGCTACTGTGTATTCCATGGTGGGGCCCTTTTCCACCTGTTGCGATGCTAGTGAAGCAATGAATGCAACTAGTTGGGGTAATTATTGTGTGTGGGGCGACAGTAATGATCCCATAGGATCTTGCACAGCTACAGCGACGGAATCGGGTACTGTTACAGCGTCAGCAACGCAGTCTCTCTTTACGGCAACCGGATCGGCTACGGGGTCAGGAACAGCCACATCGTCATCAACCGCATCGGCAACCCAGTCCCTCTTTACGGCAACCGGATCGGCTACTGCGTCGTTTACTCCAACCGCATCGGCAACCCAGTCCCTCTTTACGGCGACCGGATCGGCTACTGCGTCAGAAACATTCGCGGCTACTGCTTCTCCGGGTACAGCTTCAGCGACGGCAACAGCATCGGCCACTGAGTCCCACTTTACAGCGACTGGATCGGCAACAGCATCGGCCACTGAGTCCCACTTTACGGCATCGGCAACAACGACGGTGTCAGCGACGCCTACTCGTTCTTGGCCGGGCTCATATTCCGAATCAGCCACTCCTACGGTTTCTTCTTCGGCAACAGCTACTATTCCCCCGGCTAAGTTAATGCGCTTATTGCCCCTTGAACATTGCGGTGCTACGGATGGTTATTGCGCGACCTGTGCTTATCTATTAATTGATGAAGCAACTTCGAATTCAGATGCATTTTGGAACTGCGCGTCCGGTGATGATTGTGCGGACGGCTCGGGATCCCAGTGCGGGGTTGTCTTAGAGATTCCGGATTACGTTTCACAAAATAGCACCTCCTACGCTGCGGGTGAATATTGCTTTAACATAAAAGGCAGCAATGGTTATTGCCCCACCCCACAAGCTTATGATTTTGCAGAGTTTAATCTTACCGATCCGAGCGCCCCGGACAGCATTCTAAAAGAGGTAGATGGCACCATAATACCCAATGACGGAGGATGGCCTTTCAATGCCCTTGGAGCAACCCCGGGCGATGGGTGGACTTTAAATCGTACGGTGGTAGACGTTGATGATCCCCCAGCCTCCAAGAGTGACTTGAGTTCAGTTGCAGATGATGGAGCGAAATTCCTAGAGTGTACAGGATCTTGTGCAGAATGTACGACAAATGCACCCCCGAGGATCTCTATTTCAATAAAGTCTGCGGAGGCCCTTACTGATCAGGTTATTTCACATATATTTGAACTTGATGACCCGTCGGACCCAGATAAAGACTGTGATCGAGACCCTAAAGCGGGTAAGCCGAGCGTGGAGCTAAACTCTCAACAGCAAGCTCCCGTTATTACGGCGACAATAACGCAACTTAATACCCAAGATTTAACTAGTGCCCCGTATAATCAATATAGACTCAGATTTCTCGGTTTGGCTTTATTATATAGGTCAGCGTCAGATACAAACCCGGAGAATATTTCGCCAAGTGTGTTCCCCGATTACCATAATATAACAAATCTGGTTCGAGCAGGAGTCGTAGGCTCAACTTATCCAGCCGACCAGCACGTATTGTCCAACATGCCATCGACCGAGGGAACAGTATACAATAAGCCAAATGACGGAGTACATGAGAACGTCTCCATACAGTTAGATTTGTCCGGGCATAACGCAAAGGGCAACGAAGACAAAACGGTGTTTGTCGACCCGACCAAAGGTCAATTGAAGACTATGTCCGCTACGGCATATATTAAGTATGGACTGTGGGCTAGGGTTGAGATACCAAACCTTTGTAAAGACCTCAAGACCAATGGCGGCGTAGAAGATGACGGGTGGGAGGATGCAGTATATTTTGGTGATGCAGTTGCGGATGATGGTATACCAACCAATGACGCGACCGGCATGGGTAAGATGTGCAGGATAAAAGGGGAGACTTTTAATCTCGATGCAGCCATCGGATGTGATTTTAGTAAAAATGTAGCATCTGGAGCAAAAGCTACGGCTCAAACCGGGAGCTTTACATTCCCGGATACACTAGGAGCTCAGACATCCGGCTCGACAAATCACTCCAGTCCGGCAGCAAAAGGTCCGGTTAATTTTTATGCACAAGACGGAACACACGATTCAATTACTTGGAAATTTGGAGTGCAGAATAATGGAATAGGCTCCGTTAAAGCGATGATGACAGCTTGGGAGCTCGAAGTTAAACCGGAGGGCGACGATGAATATAAAGATTCTGACTTAGTCACACCTTCCGACATAGTTACCATTCCAGCATCTGTTAGGACTTGGTTTGGTAATGGTACGAAACCAATGATAATGGGTATGCTTCAGAATTTCGGAGCGTCGAAACAGGCGCTGACAGAAGAATGTAAAATTGATATCAAAAAGCTGATCAGCCTAGAAGCCTTTGAAAGAGGAGACTGGAGACTTACAATGGTGTTTAAATTAGCTAATTTTGGCCCATTATTAGCAAAGGCAGCCCCAAGCGAAGAAAACCACTTCACCAATGCCAAATTATCGCTTAGTTGGAGCATGCCTTCGACTATCTTTATCGCCAAACACCAAATCATGCAGGGTGAATAGAGAATAACCCTCGAAGACTACGCTTAGTATCCCGTAATAAAGTGTATTTTCTCAATGAGGGAAATACTCGCGCATGGGCTCCATAAATTACTCATTAAATGATATCATTCGTAATAATACTCACCTAAAAGGTGGGCTTTATTGGTCATTAAACATAGAAAAAGTTTATGACCCCTCATCAGGATCATGGGATTCTGGAACAATTTACGTTAAAGGGAAAGCAATGGCGAGTCCTTGGAGCAAGGACAAAGATAAGGTCGTTACAAATTCCAAGAGCTCAGACGCAAGCGAAGCCATTCTTTATGGGTATTCTAATGATCCTCATACAATTTTTAATATAGAGGTATCGGCAACAGGCTATAAACCTCCGAAGGGCGGAGGAACTGGCCGGCTGATAAAATTTAGAATAGATACTTGGCAACAACAAGTGAAAGGTGCGACCGCCCTAACCGATGGAGGAATCTATAAAGGCACGGGGAAGGCACTTTTTGAGAATAAAATTACGGTGCCGACGGGGGCTTCTAGCTCAATGTGGTTCTATTATGATCACGGGGGTGGAGACCGTATGTGGGCCGAGATTGATGACTATTGGCCATGTACGAACGCCTCGCAGCGGACCTGCGCAAAAGACTTTTCTAGTAAAAAAATCCCGAATAATTATTGGGCTTATAGCCCGGGTGGGACAATCAAGGGCTCGCTTAAACATCTTACAACGCTAACGCCGTGTGGTCCGCTGAAAATATTACTAGGCAATGGCGCACCAAACACTGACGAGTGCTACCCAAAATGGATTGAGTTTAACTATCTTTGTGACACTGACTGTGGCCCTTGTGATCAGCCCGGCAAAGAGAAGGCCAAGTTCGGTGAAAGTTACTGCTGTCCGGTATCTATCGGCCTTAGACCGACGGTAGGTAGCCTAATAAGGATAGACAAAAATCCAAAGAACACTAGCAAAGCTGGCTTAATACAAGGGTCGGACGTCCCTGCATTCGAATGCTACAAGATTAAATCAGTGGTGACAGATATGCCGACAGGTGTTACTCAACAGAACCCCTGTAAATGTTCCGTTGGATTCCCCACTGGCAACTGGAATGGTTCGTCGTTCAAGAATGGCTTACCCTTCTGCGTCAGCGATAGAGAGAAAATAGTTTCGGCAATGGCTCCCGGAGAGGGCGACACTGATTGTTTTAAGGCAGGTAAAAGATATAAATTAACGGAAGAAATAGCGAGAACGCTATCGTCCTTTGGCTGGGGAGAAAATATCGGAGGCTTTCAGATCACAGGCTTTGAAGGAACTATCGTTGACATGGATTGCGCAGATCCAGATAGTGACCCAAATTGTTATAGCTCAGTAAACATTAATAGAATGCTCGGGCACGGACATTTTACGAAGACAGCTTATTCTATTCCCGGCAATTCCCAAACCAATGTGTGGATGGGGGGAAACTCTTGGTTATCGGACAAAGAGCTTTATGTGGATCAAGCATCTTTTAAATCATTGTTTACAACGACTGTCAGCGATAGCATGACATTTATCGATAGGTGGAGGCAGACGATAGAGATGAACGCAAGAGCAGGAGACCCTACTTTGGGAGAGGATGAAACGGTATATGAATTAGTAGATGCTTGGCCACCCCGATACCTAGAGATGTTTGTCCGGCGCACCTATACAAGTACGGCAGCATTATCGCTAGGTATGAATACGGGTAGAAATTTCGAATGCGGAATAAATTTGGTGATTAATAGTACAGAATCAACCGACGTTGGCAGCACGTACCCAATTGATACAGAGAGCACGACCATTGGGTGTAGCGCTTATATGAAATTTAGCAACTTGTTAAACTTCACGAAGCAAAGGTGGGGGCACACAGGCGGAGCACGCACGGGAAACGGTAATAGCAAAGGGACTGATTTTAGCATAGTTAAGGATTATCTGACGATTGATATTGATTTGGGAGGCAGAACCGAGACGATGTCTCATGATAAGGCTGCAAAATTGTTTGAAGAAACTGACCCGGAGTCAAAACAAAACACTAGAATTGCAAAGACTTTTCATAGTACTTTATTTAAGACTTTTACAGCAAATGTATCCTACGGAGCGCAATTTTCGAATGGATGGAATCTGAGTGTGTCCGGCATCAAGCTCGATCCCGCCTCTGGTTTCGCCAAGGGGATTGACCCAGTTATTTCACTAAGTAAGACGTTCATGGATGACAAAGTTCAATTTACTATAGCCCAAACTTTATCTGGCGGAGGTACACTGGGCCTATCTTACCAATCTCCAGTTAAGATTTATGGTCATGAAACTGAAGACTCTACCAAGATGTTTGCGTCAGTAGGTATTGCGTGTGAACATGCCACTGGTAGTGCGAGTAGATTTTCGCCGAGCTTGCAGTTTCATGGTCAGGTTGGCTCAATAAAATCGGAGAAATTTTCTCATATACTTAATGGATTTGAATGGGACGCTAATTTAATAGCAAATACAAAGACAATAAAGAAAAACTATAATTTTTCCAGCTGGAGTCATGATACGGGAGACGTGAGCGCGGGGGCTACATTCGCGCTCGAGGCCCAAGCACTAAATATAAACGCTCCATTATTCAAACTAGGTGGGGACGCGTTTTTTGAGTGGACAGTTCATGATTTTGGTAAGATGTGGGGCCAGCTTTGCTTCCGCGCTACTGCGACGTATGGTCTCAGTTTGGGTAATCCGGGGTCTGGCGGACTAATAGGACAAGGAGGAGAAATAGGATTTGCTATTGGTTTTTATATGACATTAAAAAAGAATACCTTCCTTGAGTGGCTGGGATTCCCCTTCAATGTAAATCCCGGAATAGGTATGGGCTTAGGAATGAAGTTTAACTTTAGATCAAAGTCCAGCCTCACCCAACACAAAAGCGGAGCCGGAAAAGGGGCAGTTGCAGGAGCTCAATCACAGGCCGTATTTGATATGGGACCGGTTAGGTGGAATGTATCTGCAGCAGACAGCTTAAGGCAACATATGCAGGTCCAACATGATTCTTTACTTAGTTATATCCCCCTTGGAATAGGAGACCTACTTAAAGACTTGCCGATTCTGACGGTATTGGGCCCAAGCGAAGCCATGATCCGTTATATAATAAGAGCATGCCTAGTTAGGACTTGGGCGGGGATAGGCCTTGCAGCACAAGCATATATGAATGAAATGGAAAAGGCATACAAGGACGGCTTGGCAAAGTATGTCACTGTAGATAATTCTTTAAATTGCAGTTCTCCAGCCAAGTATAAACATCGCACATTTTATAATCCAAGATTTCGAAATAAGTATAATGTAATTGGCACCACTCCGGGACCACATATAGATAGGAAAGGAAAGGCACACGGCGGTAGCCATGATGCGTGTGGCGCACCACACCCGGATTTTAAATCTAATCCAAAAAATTGCTGGGCAAATGGTGGAGATCCCAAGAATGGCGACGTTACCGGAAGCTGGCTCCCGCAGTGTCATTACGCTGCGCAGCATAGGGATGATTGGGTAAAGCTAAATCCGCCTTGCCCGACTATAAAAACGTATTTCGAAAAAATAGTATCAGACAAAAAGTGGCAGCCTTATGATGTAGCTCGCTGGCCTGAGCTAGCTGGTCAGGACGGAATATTAATACTTCAGTTCGAAGTGGTCGAGCAGGCAGCTTGGCAATGGTTATTTTATAGGAACATGAATCTAGACTGGGACAATTACGATGACGTGCGGCCCTTTGTTGAACATTGCATTAATACAATTGGTTTCGGTGGTTACGAAAAGGGAGTGATAGGAGTGAACGAGCATGGCAAACCACAAACTCTGGGCCCTGCAGCTCAAGCCGAATACGACGCCGCTGTCAGCGATCTAGCTGATTTCATTGTTAAGACGCCAAAGGGAGGTTGGTTCACGGAAGCATTAGCCCACACTCCACTCGTCGGTAGGCCATTATCTTGGGGGGTTGATAAAGTCGATAAAGGTGTCAAAGCGGCAGTAAATGGTTTCGATTTCGTCAGGGGCAAGCTCGGGTGGAAAAGTACGAGCACGAGTCTAAGACCAGAATGGATGGATACGCTACACACCTGTGACTTGACTTGGGATAGCCCCGAAGAAGAGGGAGACGCTTGCGAAAGAGCTTGGGTAAAATGGAATTATTATACGCAGACATATTTTGACCACATATCTCGTTGGTGGTCTTTGGCAAACGGTTGCGCTTTACTCAAGGGAACATGTACTTATTTGGGTACAAAGGCTTACGAAAACCCCGTGTCTATGGATCAAACCCCGTACGCCGGCCACAGCGACTCATATTCCACCCTAGGTAATATCCCCGGTGGTTATTCACACCTTCCTGTCCCCGGGTGGGAATATCAATCAAAGGATACTTACAAAAATCTTGGAAAGGCCGCGCTTGGTTGTAAAAAGTGTGGGAACTATATGTTCATGCCTCCCGGTAGGGACTGGACTACTTATTGTTTCGCAGACCCGGGAAGGGCCGCGGGATACTTTGGCGGTCTTGCTAACGTTACAAAACCATATAATAACTGGTGCAACCAAAAATGGTTTTGGGTATTGTATAATGAACTACTGGCTCATGGGCCGATAGGAAGTGCTATTGATGATGCGAGGAAGATGCTAGATGACATAGCCGCATGTGATAAAGCCGGCGGGAACTGCACGACGAGTTGGCCTATTGCCGACGGTGAGACCGATGGGTGCATCCCCCTTCGTTCAATTCCAATAGAGTGCTATACGGAATGCCTTGCTCTCGGTGAAGTTGGGCAGGGCGGTAACGGGACAACGGCGGACAAAATAAAAAAATGTTCATTTGACGATTATTGGGTGAAATATAGAGAGCACAGACCATGGTTTAATATAGAAGAAAATGCACAAGGGGTAGACGATATAGTATGGCCATGTGCGCATCGGTTTTTCGGGTGTTTATGTTATAGTTCTAAAATGCAACCGGCGCATATGACGCAGACTTGCCCCGGGCCGCAAACTCCCCTCAGGACCGGTCTAAATCAACCGCACTACCAAGGGGTATATTCGGACCATGTACTAAAGGCAGACACGATATTGAAACCTCTCATGGGGGCAGATAGGCGGATAAGAACATTACTCTCTGATTGGGCAGCTATACATAATCCGCATTATGGTTCCTCGAATGACAGCGGTAAGCTATGGCTTGAGGAGTATTTTCACCAGACAAACGCAGAAGTAATATACAAGATACCTTGGGACGGACATGAATATAAGTTTAACTGGTCCAAACATTTTGATGATAGCCGAGGGGGATATAGCAACATGAAAACCATGGTCCAAGACATGCAAAGCCTTTACTCAGAAGTCGCCCCCGCCCTTCAGATGTTCTCTAGCGGTTATGCTGGGCCAAACGTGTACGGTACCTCGCCGTTCACGAGCTGGTTAGACAACTCCGGTAAGGATCGCGGTGCAAAAGAGTACTGTACAAATTGTGAGAGCGTTGCAGGGATACTTACAAGAGTAGCGACGAAACTCAAACTAACATCCGTACGGGGTGCCCCCGAGCCCGCGCAGGCAACACTTAACTTAATGTTGAAAGATGTTTCCATCTTAAACAAGTTGCTAAGGTGCGCGTTTAAGCATTACCTGTTCTCCCAGCCGGAAATTAAAATAGATGTAACCGACCTAAAGGCGGAAATGGACAAAGATGCAATTTTTAAAGATCCAAAGAAACAAGCAAAATTTTGGTCATCCAATGGAAAGACATCTGGATCCGTCTTTGCAGAAGAAGGAAGAACTATTTGGAAAGTGACGGGTCGAGGCACATGGGTAGTTAACGACGCAAGCAGTGCAGTAGGACTGAAGGATGGCACGCAAGTTGGTGGTGCCGGAGCCGGAGTAGAGTGGAGCGGTTCTTTTTCGGCATTGAGTTTGATGATTAGGACATTTTGTTTAGCTGCAGGCAGCTGGTACTCTAAGGGAATCCAGCACGAACTCGTTTCCGCAGTGACCAAGTGGCTTGTTACTAGAATGGGTTTCATAGATATAAATTGGTTGTTCATGGGGAATCCAGAGTACCCTCGCGACCTGAGAGCCCTGCCCGGAGGTGGTGGGACGGCTACTGTATGGAACGCGTGTGTAGGGGGGGCAAGAACCTTAATTTCATCAAGCAAGTCCTGTACTTGGGAGAATTGTAGGTTTGTTGAACCTCTCAGTGCATCCGAGTTATCAAGGCTAACAGATCTTGGAAGTTGTTCCATGTTAGTTTGTTCTTCGGCCAATGATAGAGATCAAGTGTCAGGGGGTTATGCTGGTAGCGTCGTCGCGGGTGGCCCGCCAATGGGGATAGCAGCCACCTCTGGCTCAGGCGCAGTTAGTGCCATGAGCGAGTCAATGCAGCAGAACGTGGGCAGAGGAAATACATCAATGGCATCAGCGATGGGTTCTTCGGCAAGTAAGCAAAGCAATGGAGAGCCCAGCTCTCATAATCTCAGTGCATCAGGAACGACTGTTTCATCTGGGGGGACAAATAGTAACAAAATAGAAACACAGTTAATAAACTGTTGTGACACCATTTTGAAATCGCCCCATGATGGAAATCCGATGACAAGAGCTCAATGTATAAAGTATGGGGGCGAAGTGTGCGACAGCACGACGGCCTGATAAGTTAATAAATACGTTGACTTTTCAAGGGAACGGTGCAATAATTAGTGATGTCGAAGCAGATATTTTCCCACCAAGTAGAAAAGCATGTCTTAAGCGGGATCTTAAAACATACGCATATTTTTCCAGATGTCGATCCCTTTCTTTCAGAGAAAGATTTTTATCAAGACGTTCACGCAACGGTTTACTCTGTTCTTAAACAGTCTTTACTAGATGATGAAAAGCCAGATAAGATTCTTATTGCAAATAAAATTAAAAACCTAGGGATAAGCTTTAAAGATGAAATTAATATTTTTGATTATATAGAGGATCTTTATTACACGCAAATCACAGAAGAGGCAGCACTAGAAAGTGCGCAGGAATTATCTAAGTTGAGAATGTGCAGGGAGATTCACAGGACATTGGGAGAGGGACAAAAATACATAGAAAATAATCTTAATGATTCTGTTGATGAAATCATAGCCAATAGTGATAAAATTTATAGCGAGCGTATCTCTTCATATACTTTCGGGCAGGAACCAGTCGACGTTTTCGAGGGTCTCGAAGAGATGGTAGAAGAACGAGGTAACAACCCGTTAGATGAAAGTGGCTTACAAACACCATATCCAGAATTTAACCGTATGTTTGGGGGACTATTGCCGGGAAATATCTACTCCATTATTTCAAGGCCGGGAGAGGGTAAGACGACTTGGCTAAGTGATATTTGCCGAAAGACGGCGGTAAAGAATAATACAATGGCACTGTTTCTTGATACGGAAATGAGTACAGAGGAGATACAATTTAGAATGTTATCGGCCCTGTCAGGTGTTCCACTGTGGTACATCCAAACGGGAAACTGGAGAAAAGATCCAGATATGTGTGAAAAAATTAGAGGGGCTTGGGAGAACATGGACGGCAAGAATCAAAGTTATTATCATTATCCTGTAGGTAATATGAGTATTGACGAGGTATGCTCAGTGATCCGTCGCTGGTATTACTCTAAGGTCGGCAGAGGGAACCCATGCGTCCTTGCTTATGATTATATAAAAATGACTGGGGAGAAAATAGGGGCCAATTGGGCGGAGTATCAAGCCATTGGTCAGAAGATAGATAAACTTAAAAAGATATCAGAAGAAATTGAAGCTCCGATTCTGACAGCGATGCAGCAGAATAGAAGTGGAGAGCATTTTAATAAAAAGGTTTCCAACATCACAGATGATTCGTCGACAGCAGCGCAGTCAGACAGGCTGCAATGGTTTGCTTCCTTTGTTGGCATTTTTCGCAGAAAGGTCCCCGAAGAGATCGCTATTGATTCTGAAGAGTTTGGAACCCACAAACTAATAGCACTTAAAACCAGATTCCAAGGAAGAGATGCTGCAGGCCACCAAGATATCATGCGTAGAACCATTGTAGAGCAGGTTGCAGGTAGAGAAGTTAGATCTACAAAGTGGACACCCAATTTCATTAATTATGATGTTAATAATTTTGGAGTAGATGAGAAGGGGTCACTAAGGCACATAGTAGAGAGGGAGCAAGAAAGATATGACATTAGTGACAACGGTGCAGCAGACAATGATGATTTTCTATAAAAGATGGATAACTCAGATAAAATAAAAGAAATTTTAACTGATATTGGGTACGACTTGCGTGACTACGGCAGGGAGTATAGAGCTAGACCCATATATAGAGATTCAGATAACAATACAGTTTTAAGAATCAAAAAGGATACAGGCCGCTGGGTAGATTTTAAAGAGGGGATATCCGGTAGCCTTGAGGAGCTAGTTAAACTGTCTCTTCAATTATCAAGCATAGATGATGCGAAGAAGTACCTTAATTCCAAAATCGATTTAACTTCGATAACGATTCAGAAGCCATTGATAACTGAGGCTAAGGTTTTACCTACAGAATTTCTAAATAAAATTAAAAAAAATAATTTTTATTGGAATAGGCGCGGAATTTCTAACGAGACCCTCAGTATTTTTGAGGGGGGCGTTTGCGAAAGGGGTAAGATGATCGGGCGTTATATCTTTCCTATTTTTAATTCTAGGCGGAAGTTAATAGGCGTTTCCGGCAGGGACGTTTACCAGAACTCTCGATCAAACAGACCAAAGTGGAAACATATAGGAAACAAGGCTAGTTGGAAGTACCCTTTGCAGGTCAATAGGGATATTATTCAGCTTTCTAAGAAAATTATATTGATTGAGAGTATAGGAGATATGCTTTCTTTGTGGGAGGCCGGCGTTAAGAACGTCTTAGTTACTTTCGGCTTAGATATTACTCCGGCAATTTTAAGTTGTCTCTTGCGTTTTGACCCAAGTGAGGTTATTATTTCCTTTAACAATGACCAGTATAATAATTCTGCAGGCAATAAAGCCGCAGAAAAAGCTAGAAGAAAATTGCTTTCGCACTTTGATACAGAACAAGTAAGTATATCCTTGCCAACCAAAAATGATTTTGGAGATATGACCAAGGATGAAGTTCTTTCATGGTATGAAAAAATTTAAATGTCACAAAAAAAATCAAAAGGCGGCCAGTTCCTGTCCGCGTCTAGAATAAAAACTCTAGAGACTTGTAGCTGGCAGTACTGGTGCAAGTATCAACTAGGGCTTCCTGACTCCACGAATAGTGGGGCATTAAGAGGTAGTCTCTGTCACCTCATTTTCGAATTGCTTCTTAAGCCTAGGCACAAGAAACATTATGACGCGATACTTAAGAAAAAATCAATGAAGGGTAGCAAAGCGGTCTATAACCTAGCCCTAAAACATATGAGGAAATTTGAGACGAACTCTGAGCAGGGCGTTATAGAAAAAGAAGACCACGACCTCGTAAATAAAATGGTTTATATAGGACTAAATCATAACTTCTTTGGTCACGAAGGAGCGGTAATTGATTGCCCAGAGCAGGAGTTTAAGATCCAAAATGACGTGCCGAACTATAACATATATGGCTACATGGACAAGCCTATAAAGTATAGTAAGAAAAAAGAGCTAAAAATCGTAGACTATAAGTCTAGCAAAAGGAAGTTTCAAGGTGAGGAATTGGAGTCGAATGTACAGGCGATGATGTATGCACTAGCAGCCACAAAATTGTGGCCAGAATTTAAAAGAATTATAGTACAGTTTCTTTTTCTGAGATTCCCTAGGCAGCCCGTTCAAGAGTTAGAATTTACTAAAGATGAACTAAAAGGGTTTGAAGTATATCTCGAACATTTAAATAAAATAATAAATAATTTTTCAGAAGATAATGGCAAATCGAACTTCGCATCGGAGAACGGCAATGGTTGGTTGTGTGGCCCAGCGAAAAGCGGGTGGATTTGTCCTTTTCATAAACCCTTCGATTATTATGTGCTGCTAGACAACGACGGAAAGAGAATAAAGTCTTCATATGAAAATGATTTTGATATACAGGATGGTCAGAGTGTAGAAAAAATGAGCTATGCTGGTTGTCCTGCAAAAAATTGTTCCTCAAAAGAGGAAGATTTGTTTGACTTTTAATCGGTCATACTATAAAATCGTTTTATGGATCGAGCCCTGCCTCTGTTTAAATCTCACTATAGCATCGGAAGAAGCATTCTGACGTTAGACCCCGATAAGGAAGCCTCAACAGACTCAGTCGTCAATATCTGTTCTGATAATGATATTTCTGAACTTTATCTTGTCGAAGACAATATGAATGGCTTTCTAGAGGCCTATCAGAGTAGCGTAGACGCTAAAATTAATTTAAGATTCGGCCTAAGACTATCTATTTTGGATGATTGCGAAGATAAGAGCCCCGACTCGCTGTCAAAGACATGTAAATATATTATATTTGCGAAGAACAACAACGGATACAAGAAATTAATTAAGATATATACCCATGCATCGAAGCATGGATTTTACTATTATCCTAGGATAGACTTTAGCTCCTTAAGAGAATTCTGGTCAGAGAAAGATCTATTACTTTGCGTGCCTTTCTACGACTCCTTTATATTTAGGAACACCCTTGAATATAGTAGTTGTGTTCCCGAATTAGATTTTGTTGAACCTACATTTTTCGTAGAAGACAACAATTTACCCTTTGATAAGATGATAGCTGACAGGGTGAGCGCATTTTGTGAGGGTAAATATCCGATTGAAAAAACAAAAAGCATATATTACAAAAATAAACAGGATTTTAAATCGTATTTAACTTTTCGCTGCATCAACAACCGTACGACCCTTGATAAACCAAACTTTGATCACATGTGCAGTGACGAGTTTTGTTTTGAAAGCTGGAAGGAACAGGTCGCATGAGATTTTTGGCAATAGGAGATAGTTGCAAGGACGTATTTGTCTACGGTAACTGCGAAAGGATATGTCCGGAAGCACCCGTTCCAGTATTCGAACCTATCAAGTCGAAAGAAAATGGTGGTATGTCAGCTAACGTACAGGCTAACGTCAGAGCTCTTGGAGTAGAGTGCGATATTATTACTCATTCTAACGAGATTTTAAAAACTAGATATGTGGATATAAAAACGAACCAAATGCTGCTTCGAATAGATGAAAACGACAAGGCAGAAGATAAGTTTGATTACAAAGGGGTTGCTTGGGATAAATATGACGCGGTTTTGGTTTCAAATTACGGAAAAGGTTTTCTCCGTTCATGCGCAATTCGCGACATCTGCCAGTATCATGATAATGTTTACTTGGACAGCAACAAGGTTAAGATGGACTGTGACTTGCCTCTCAACTTAAGGTTCTTAAAAATAAACGAGAATGAACTTGAAATAAATGCGCACTGGAAGCACCACTTACACCCTAGTCAACACGGAGGTAGCCAGTACAATAGGCCGGCTCAAATAATCGTGACCTTGGGGCATAAAGGGTGTTCGTATATGGGTAAAGTATACGCACCCCAGAATAGAGTAGTGGCTCAAGATCTGTCTGGGGCGGGAGATACTTTTTTGGCTGCGCTGGCGGTATCCATGACGAGAGTAGGGGACACAGATACGGCGATAGAATACGCAAATGAATGCGCCTCAAAAGTAGTCGCCAAGAGGGGTGTAACGACAATATGATTGATGACTGGGAGAAGGGATGGAAAGAGTATGCCGATAAAGTTTGTGAAAGGATGGGTTGGATTGGCTCAGGACTTGTTATCTTTGGTTATTATCTTAATGCTAACGAGTATGTATCTTCTTGGCTCATTTGGTTTGTTGGTAATCTTTGCGTTGCTGGATATTCTGCACATAAAAAAGCTTACCCCACATTAGTAATGTCGCTTGTTATCGCAGCTATGAATATTTATGGATTTTTATCTTGGAGTAATTGAAGATGGTGCCCTTTAAATTAAAAAAAGTAGAGAAAGAATGGGGACACGAGATTTGGCTTGCAAATAATAAGGACGAGGATTATTGTGGAAAGATATTATTTATAAAAAAGAATAAGTCGACATCAATGCACTATCACTTAAGCAAGCACGAGACAATGTATGTACTAGAGGGCAGCCTTATGATAGACGGTTTAGCGGACAGACATTCACAGTCATATAAATTTTCCATGCTGGTCGGGGAAGGGGAGTCTGTGGAGATAGAGAGGGGAAGGCCCCATAAACTAATAGCAGACGAGCAAGATACGACGATCATAGAAGTTAGCACTTTTCATAAGGACGAGGATAGTTACAGACTTTGGAAGTAATCAGTATGGACAATAAAGATGAAAATTATGCGGTAACTGGAGACTGGGAGGACGGCTTTGAAGCCTTTCCAGATTCCCTATCTCGTATAACTAGGAAATCGGAGCCCTTCTATAAAAAGAGCCACATAGAGATGACTCTTACTGCGGGTTGCCCGATGATGTGCTCTTACTGTCCCCAAGAGAACTACATAAAGGGCTACAAGGACATTGACACCCCTAAAAAGAGCATGACCCTAGAAGACTACAAGGTTATACTAAGCAATGTAGATGTAGTAAGTTATGTTTATTTTACTGGATTTACAGAGCCTTTAGTTAACCCAAATTGGTATGAGATTGTAAAGTATACCGTCGATCAAGGATTTAGGACTTCCATCAACACGACCTTGTACTCAGTTAAATCCGAGGATATTGATAAATTAGTTAGCTTACGAATTCCCGTCCAGATACACTTAACTGATAGCAAAAGAAAAATCCCTCAAGACATATATGAAGAGTTTCTAGATAAGTATAAAGGCATTCCTCAGGTCGGCTACTTTAATGACACAGGAAAATCCCTTATGCCAGAGTTAGGGCGCAAGGCAGCAGTTATGCATGATAGGGGCGGTAATTTAGACGAGGATCGTGCCCCACAAACTAAGGTAATAAAGACTCCAGTTACTTGTTCTACGATGCGCCAGTACAGTAATGCTTGTCTGCCCAACGGGGACGTTTCTGTTTGCTGCTCTGATTTTTCTTTAGAATATATTTTGGGAAACTTGTTGACCACGAAGCTATCAGAGATACATAATTCTCAGAAGATGAAGGACTTTCTTGCTAAGATGGCAGAGGGGGACCAGAATTTTATATGCAATAAATGCTGGTATGCTAGGTCCACGATTTCAGAAAAGAGCTGGAAACAAAAAAAGAAAAAATAATATATGGATGAACATTTGTTAAGATTTGATAAGGGTAAGACTATGGTATTCATAGATTGCGAGACAGAGAATCTATGCCTAAACCATTCTCATAATTTGCCTTGGCAGGTAGCCATGATCAAAACCAAGAACGGCGATAAGGTTGACGAAAGAAATTACCATATCTCTTGGGACAGGGAACTGCACGTGGGAGCAGATGCGGCAAGGATAACTCGTTTTAGCCCCACCAAGCACAAGAAGCAAGCGGTGTACTATGATCAAATATTTGCCACGATTAAAGACTGGCTAGATAATGCAGACTATATTACGGGGCACAACATATTAGGTTTTGATATTTATCTTATTAAGGCCATGTACGAAAAAAACGGAGAAGGATATCGGCATCTTATCGATAAGATTGTAGACACGATGTGTTTAATGAGGGGAGTCAAATTAGACCTCAGATACAAGCCGGAATCAGAATCTTTTCTGGAGTATCAATATAAACTTCTGCATACAAGAAAGAAGAACTTAAGGACAAATCTGAAGGCGGTAGCCAAGGGTTATAATATTGAACATAATTACGAAAAGTTGCATGACGCAATAGTAGACCTAGAATTAAATTTAAAAGTATGGAACAAAATGAAATGGCAAATAGAGGTATGAATAATTTCGCTGAAAACTTCAAGGACCTTGACCTACCGCTTCACGGAGTGAGACTACCTTCGTTTGATATTGATAATAAATACAAACATGAACTAGGAGTAAGCGAAGACATAAATAATTATGACTTCCTTAGAGAGTTATGTACTAATGGGTTTAAAAAGTTAGGGTTTAAAAAGGGATCAAAAGAGTACAAGGAGTACGGAGAAAGGGGCAAGTATGAGCTTCAAACACTTAAGGACCTTGGATTTATAGATTATATATTACTTTGCTGGGACGTTATTAACTTTTGCAATAAAAATAATATACCTACAGGACTCGGTAGGGGTAGCGCAGCAGGTAGCTTAGTATTATATTTAATAGGGGTAACAAAAATAGACCCAGTTAAGCGTGGCCTTTATTTCGAGAGATTCGTTTCTAAAATTAGAGCCAAGAAGAAAGTGGTTAAGGGAATTACATACCTTGATGGCACTTTGATGTGCGATGTAGATTTAGATATATGCTACTATAACAGACAGAGGGTAATTCAGTATTTGGAGGAGAAATTTGAAGGCAAAACCTCAAAGATACTGACGCTTAATACCTTAAGTACGAAGCTTCTTATTAAGGAGTGCGGTAAGATTGTCGGGGGTAAATCAGAGCAGGAGATGAATGAGGTCACCTCCATGATACCCAAGATGTTTGGCATAGTCAAAGACCTAGATGAGTCCTACGAGGAAGTAGATAAGTTTAAAACATGGTGTGATGAAAACAGTGAGGTATATACTATTGCACTTAAGCTTAGGGGTCTTATAAAAAACAAAGGCGTACATCCGTCGGGGATGCTTCTCTCCTATTCGCCTATGGATGATTCCTGCCCCACGGAGCTCTCTTCAGACAAGGACTCAGTATCTTCTTACGACATGAATTGGGCTTCGCTTTTTAATGTCAAGTTAGATTTGCTCGGTCTTAGGGGAGTATCTGTCGCTCATGACGTTTGTGAAAACGTAGGTATAGACATGAACAAGATTGATCTGGAGCACCCCCTCATTTACCAGAACTTACAGGACATGAAAACTCCCCATGGCTTATTTCAGATAGAGGCTGATATGGCCCACAAGGTGGGGCAGCAGGTTAAACCTAAGAACCTAGAAGAACTAAGCGCTGTACTTGCCCTTGCTCGTCCCGGAGCCATGGCCTACGTCAAGCAGTATGCAGACTATACCAATCATGATATTTATGACCCGATACACCCCTTCTTCGATGATATCTTGAAGGAGACAGGTGGGGTCGCGTTATACCAAGAACAGTTAATGAAGATGGCGAACAAGATTGGATTTACCCTTGACGAAGCGGAACTGCTTAGGCGTATCGTCGGCAAAAAGAAAGTTAGCGAAGTTAGAAAATGGAAGAAGAAAATTAAAGACAAGGTCAAAGAAAATAATCTGGATACTCAGGTGAGTGACGTGCTGTGGAAAATTTTAGAAGACTCCGCAAACTATTCATTTAATAAGTCTCACAGTATCGCTTACGCCGCACTTGCAGCGATAACGGTTTACCTTAAATTTAAGTATCCGCAGCAATTCTTCTTGAGCCTTTTAAAAATGACTAGGCACGAGCCAGATCCGACGTCAGAGATATCTAAGATCCAAAAAGAGTTATCCGTATTTGATATACGGCTGCTTCCGCCGCACCTTACGAAGTCCGACATGGATTTTATAATTGAAGATAAAAACATTAGGTATGGCTTATTGTCAATCAAGGGGATCAGCGATAAAAGTATAGAAAAGCTCAATAAGTTTAGGAATAAATATGCTAATAAGTTTGAAACATTTCAGGCATCCAAGCAGGCGGGGCTAAATGTTGGAGCTCTTTCCGCCCTGATCCAAGCGGGAGCCTTGCAGGGATTCTCTCAGTCTCGTTCTAAGATCGTTTACGAGGCTCAGGTATGGAATATCCTTACGGAGAGAGAAAAGAAGCTTGTAATGCGGTTTGCGGAGCAATACGACTATGATCTGGTCTCAATAGTCAAAAAGCTCGTGGAGTTTAAGGATAACGATAACAAAGTGGCGATAAAAAGTTCAAGATATCAGACAATAAAGAAGAAATCAGAACCCTATCGTATGATTTACCAGTTAAATAGTCAGTCTGAGAGATTTGCCAACTGGTTTTATGAAAATAAGCTACTCGGTTATACTTACGGAATAGCGATTAGGGAGATTTTTAGCGACAAAAGGCCCAATCTTACCTCAATTAGAGAGGTTAAAGAGCTCACGATAGGCAGGAGGCCTGTGTTTATTGGTACGGTTGAGGATATTTTTAGTAGAGTTTCCAAAAATCAGAATAAATATATAAAATTAGTTATCACGGATGAAGGAGGATCGATAGATGTATTAATGTTTAATGATAATATTAAAGAGTGCAAGACCATGAATAATGGCTTACCAGAGAAGGGCAATATCGTCATTGTTAAGGGGACCAAAAAAGACGAGTCAGTTTTTGCTAATTTAATAAGTATCCAAGACAATAAGGTCTATACCAAGCTCTCGGAACTAAAGGAAGCTTGACATTATAAAGGATATAAAGTAATATAGGTAACATGATACAGTTTTACAAACCAAATGCTAAGGTCACGGGCACGGCGTGTTCCTTCTGGTCTAATTTTGACGGGAACGTCATGGTATCTTTAATAAAACAGGCGGCACCCCCGGGCAAAAGTCCGTTTGCCAAGAACAAAGACAATCCTCAGAAAAGGGTGATAGCCAAACTCAATCCTACGGAAATTGGAGGGATTATAGACACAATAGAAACCAGCAGGGAGTGGAGTAATTTTCACAATAGCGATAACCAACAACTTCAACTTAAGTTCTCCACATATGAGGCAGGAGGAAAGAAAGGATTTTCTTTATCTATTTATCGTCAAGACAAGGCGGATTCGACGAACAAGGTGTCTTTTGCTATAGGTTTTACTTTTCCAGAGGCCCGTTACTTAAAAGAGTTTTTGATTTATGCACTACGTAAGTGCTTCGACAGAGATCAGGAAGAATTTAAGAAGAAACAGAAGGAGAAGTTTAAGGAGGCGGCGAGAGCCAAGCGCAAAAAAGCCGAAGAAGCGACAACGTCTGAGCTCTCCCCAGACGCAGAAGACGATTTGTGGTAATGAAAAAGAAAAAAGTATTTTATCATAGCGATTTCTCTTTACTCAAAACCGGGTTCGGAAGAGTTGCAAGGTTAATCTTAACGCATCTTCATAATACCGGAAAGTACGATATCGTGCATTTTTGTTGTGGCCTTACGGACAACCACCCTTCTTACAAGAGACTGCCTTGGAAATGCATTGGAGCTTTACCCCAAGACCCCAAGGCAATACAAGAATTCCAAAGGGACCCTAAACTAGCGCAGCTTGCTAGTTACGGAGCACAAAATATAGACAAGGCCATGCGCGAAGAAAAGCCCGACGTATATCTAGCCGTCCAAGATATATGGGGAGTAGACTACGTCATAAACAAGAAATGGTTTCCTAAAAATAACTCAGCCATTTGGACCACGCTAGATTCTCTTCCGATTCTCCCAGCGGCAGTGAAAGCCTGCGAGAAGGTCGATAATTTTTGGGTTTGGAGTAACTTCGCATCAAAGTCTCTCAATGAGATAGGCCATAGACATGTGAAGACGGTGCATGGACCACTTGATGACTCTTTATTTTATCGCCTAAAGGATAATGATAGACTCCAGATTAGAAAGAGATTTAGTATCCCGTCATCAGCATTTGTAATTGGTTATGTTTTTCGTAATCAACTAAGGAAGTCTGTTCCCAATTTGCTTGAGGGATACAAAGCTTTTAAAGAGAAAAACCCAGAGGTCAAAAGTTTTCTTCTGTTGCATACTCACTTTGACGAAGGCTGGGGCATACATAAATTAGCGGATGAATTCAAGATAGATAAAAATGAGATTTTATGTACATATACCTGCAAATCCTGCAACGAATATTTTGTGGCACAGTATCAAGGGCAGGGACTACAATGTCCCAGTTGCGGAGAGAAGAAGGCTCTGAATACGACAAACATACATCAAGGTGCTACGGAGGCTCAACTTAATGAGATTTATAACTTAATGGATGTTTACTGTCACCCATTTACTTCAGGAGGACAGGAAGTACCCATACAGGAAGCGAAGTTAACCGAGCTCATCACTCTTGTTACGAATTATTCTTGCGGAGAAGAGATGTGCGAAGAGGGTGCTCATTCCCTGCCTCTGGACTGGTCAGAGTACAGGGAGCACAATACTGAATTCATCAAAGCATCGACTAAGCCAGAATCGATAGCAGAGAAGCTGGAGCAGGTGTATAAAATGCCCCTAGATGAGAGGCTTCTAAAAGGTAAAGAAGCAAGACAGTGGGTGATAGACAATTTTTCTATTAAACAGGTAGGAAAAATGTTTGAGGAGTTCATAGATTCTCGTCCAGATTTAGATAAAAGTATATACGAGGTTTCCTCCCAACAAAACCCAGACGCTGATATAAACGGAGGACTTCCAGATAAAGAGTGGGTGATGCATCTGTACGATAAAATTTTGGACATGAAAGTGGACGAAAACGACCAAGGATTTAAATACTGGATGTCTGAAATAGATAAGGGGACAGACAGGGAGAGCATAGTCGAGTACTTTCGTGGGGTAGCAAAGAAGGAAGTCTCACAGAAGAAAAGCCTAGAAGACTTCCTAGACAAAGACGACAGAGGAAAGAGAATTTTATATGTTATCCCCGAAAGTGCGGGAGACGTCTATATGGGTACGAGTATCTTCCCCAGTCTAAAAGAACAGTATCCTGACTACAATTTATATGTCGCCACATCACCCCAATACTTCGGCATAGTAGAGGGAAACCCGCACGTACATAGAGTGATACCATATGTTTCAGACATGGAGGATATACATAAAATGGAGGGGGCGGGAAGCCATAGAGGGTACTTCGAAATAGCGTTCTTAAGTCATGTAAACGCACAAAGAGTATCCTGCTACACCCATAATGGTCTTGATAAAATTTGCTTTAAGTTAAAAAAAGATGCAAAGAGGAAGAAATTAAAAAGAAAAAGAAAAAGAAAAATTCGCGTATAGAATATGAAGGGTATATAATATAGTATGGAAGAATCATCTCTTAACCCCAACGTACCTTCTTCTGGAGAAGGGGTCCCAATGGGAATAATGGAAGGCATGATAGGCGAGCCTATGACTGATCAGAACCTTAATGTTCCATTGCAGCAGCTAGAGATAAACTCTAGGGACTTCCTTGATATGGTAGATTTATATCAGACGGCAGTTGTAACTCAAGTGCACAACAATGACGAGATGCCCTTAATTAAAGTTTTTTGTGGACTATATGAGAAAATTGGACAAGGGTGTGGTTGCACAAGAAACAAGCGAGTGAAAAAGACAGAGGAAGCATATCTCGACTTAGTGAACATGGAGGAGAGCGAACAGGTTTTACTTAAAAATGCGTTAGCAATAGAAAAGGTAAGGATGTTTATGAACGGTGGCCTTTTTTCTGAGTTTTAGTTGGGAGTAACAACCCAGCAACCTTCTCGCCTAATGGCATGAACTTTTCTGCCAAAGAATTCTTTTACGGCCTTTTTTACCCCCCTATGGGGGAAGTCATGACCAGCTATCATACCGTTTTCTTTTAATTTGGGATACCAAGCGACTATGTCTCTCTTTACAGCTCTATATGAATGGTCGGCGTCTATAAATATAAAATCTAGACTTTTATCTTCGTAGTTTTTAGACGCGTCCACAGAGCTCAACTTTACGGGAGTAATTGTATTACTCACGGGCTTTATATTATCTAGAAATTTTTCATACATAGTCTCAAAAGGAAAGAAATTTGAACGGTCTTGAGATTCGATCAGTAACGGATAAGGCTCCCAGTTGTCGACACAATCAAATTTTATATATTTTTTAGAGTTTATTATTTCCACAGCCATGAAAGCCGCGCTCTTGCCGAGCCAAGTTCCGACTTCTACGAAGTGAGATCCAGATGGGTACTCGTCGACTACTCTTTTATATAAATTTTGATAGTTAAACCACCCGTGGATATTCTTGTGAAAATGCTCCATACTATATTTTATACACAATAGGCAGTGGACTAAAAAAAAATGTTGACATATTTTTGGGAAGGATATATACTTTACTTAACAATGAATACAGAACAAGTTAATAATAACAGTAACCACCTCACAACAGTTAAGACCGCCTACGCGCGGATTGCAATGCTTTTGCTCGCAATTAACTTTTGCTTGACTGGTTATGTAGTATATAGTATGAACCAAACCGTGCAGACCCAAATCGATGCGGCCACTGAACGGACGTCTCCACCATTAGTCATCAAAAATCTTAACGAAGATAATTAATTTATTTATTAAAAATATTTAATTAATCTTCATCTCACCCCCGTTATGTTTTTCTTCCTTTGGCATAGCGGGGCCTTTTTGTTTTTACGGTGTATTTATTTATATGCACCACTTGGTAGAGGAAATTGTCGAAGAACTAACGGCGCAGGTCAATCAACAAGATTGTGACATTAATTTCAAACCCGTGGGGGAAGAGGGATACCTCGCCTCTTCTAAGGACGCCCAAAAAGTGGTAGCGGTAGGCGTTATAAATATTCGAGACGACAAGACTAACGATATCGAGAAAATCGTGGGAGCCTTTACCATAAATGTAAAAAAATATGCTTGGGCAGAGGCAGAGGGCTTTACTCAAGACCAAATGATAGACGACCTTAATGATGAAATCTTTTCACTAATAGGTGTCGATGAGGTAATTTCCTATTTGTGTGACTAACTTATTTATTTAATAATGATTTTTACTAGCGTAAGTAAGATAGGTGACTTTTTCCTATTGTGGCCCGTGGCGTCTTGGTATCACAAAACGCACGGAGAAAAAGTACATTTTGTTGTAACAGAGAATTACTATATGTACCCGAGAGTTAAAAGACTCCTTGAACACCAAGAGTTTTGCGAGGGAGTGACCTTGGTAAATGCAGGTAACAATCCTTGGAACGAAGAGCACTGGCAATTCGACCCGTGCGATTTTGGTATTGAAGGAGAATATTATAATTTCGGATTTCAACCTCATAATCCCAACATAGACGTTTACATGTCTGAATATTTTGCTGGACTACATGATGATTTAGACTATGACAGAAACATGAAGCTAAGGCTCATAGAATTTCCCGATACGGAAATACCGAAGAAAGTTACTATACCAGTTAGACGTAAACGAGTTTTTTCGCTCAAGAAGTGGAGGCCAACGATGCCTTCTGATGTAGTAACTTTAGATGTCTCTGAGACTTTTGAGAAAAATGTTTATAAAGCATATCATGCAGAAGAAAGATATTTAGGTAGTAGTTCGTTGCCTATTATTTTAGATTTACTGGGAAAAACTTCTACTATTTATGGATCTGTTCACATCAAAGCTACCCCTCATGTATTCTACAAGTTACCGCATAAAATCATATAAGAATTAAGTATAATATATATGGCTTCATTAGACTTTGTTTATGACCTAAAAGATAAGCTCGACGAGGAGGGAATTGAGTATGTTATTTGTATTCTCAAAAATAATGAGCAAGAACAAAAGATAGACATGCATTTGAATTTGCTTTCGGACGAAAGCGCTGATATGATATGTATGTCGTTTGATCAGGTGTGTAACAAGAGCGAAGAGGATGGAGATGACGACTTAGACATTAGCTTTGATGATAATGAATGACCTAGCGGCGATTACTTGCTTTTTTTCTTATGCAAAAAATACCCACGCAATTAAACGTCACAAAGAGTTTAGCGATAACCTGAGAAGGCAGGGGGTTAAATTATATACGATCGAACTCGCATTCTACAATGATGAATTTCTATTAGGCGATGATACATACTTAAGACTCAGGACAGACACTGTGCTTTGGCACAAGGAGGCTTTGTTAAATTTCTTAGTCAAGAGATTGCCTCCTAATGTACAAAAGATCGCTTGGTTAGACTCAGATATATTTATTCAAGATGATGACTGGGCAGATAAGGTAAGCGATCTACTTGAAAAATGTAAGCTCTTGCAGATAGGTAGTAAATTTCGCTTTTTAAAAGAGAGTAAGATGGATAGCGGAGTGTTCGACAAGGAAGAGTGCAGGTCATTTACCACCATGGGATATGGATTTGTAAACGATAAACAAAATCGGCACGACTTTAAGAAGTATCACGTTGGCTTAGCGTGGGCAGCCAATAGAGAGTTCTTCATTCAAGGCGGATTATTTGATTATGACCCAACGGGGGCAGGGGATTTAATAACTTATTATGCTTCCGCTGGACTCATGGACCACCCAGAGGCTCAGTGGTGGACACGGGATATTTATAGTAAAAATTGTAAGTCTATCATGCCTTTCGTGAATGAATATGTCACAAATACCTACGACTATGTTAAAGAGAGCATAAATTATTTGGACGCAGAAGTAATACACAGGTATCATGGGCCCATGTGCAGGAGGGGATACGTAACTAGGCTAGACTTGTTAAAGGGTATAAATTATGATATACATTTAGAGAGAGATGATAACGGGATACTTAAATGGAGGGACAATGAGAGAGGAATGAACAAGCCCTTTGAGATGTTCTTCAGGTCCAAGGATAGTCATGAACTTAAAGGGGTAAGTTATAAAGGGATAAATGAAAATTACGAATACAAATTATGAATACATTACCTAACCTATTGATAGTCGGAGCACCAAGATGTGGAACTAGCCATGCGGGGCGGGTCTTAAATTCTCACCCTAAGGTATGGATAAATCAAAAGTGGCCGAAAGAGTGCGTTGAGCTTGCTCGCCGTGATCCCGCTAATAGTTCCGGAGAAATTCATTTTTTTAGTACAGCCTACTATCACCTAGGCATAGATTTTTATAAAAAATTTTTTGATGGAATTTATTATGACGAAGATGCAGACAGAGTAAACCCCAGAGTCTATAGTGACGCAGATAGAGTGATACCTACTTTTAAATATATTGGAGAAAAGAGCCCGTCATATTGTATGTGGAACCCAGAGCCTCGAAAAAGAATTAAAGAGCATCTTAAAGACGTAAAACTTATTCTTTGTGTCAGGGAGCCCGTGCAAAGAACTCATTCGCAATGGGTGCATCTGCAAGATCTTGACTATGGTCAAGTGTGGGATCATTATGTCGGACTTCCCTTCTCTGAGTCCATAAAACCCCACCAACTTCACCATTGGCTGCCCCAAAACAGCAAGCACTCTAATCTTATACTTCAAGGCACTGATTATGCATATATGTATAGCGAGTTAATTAATCTGTTCGGTAAAGATAGTGTTTATGTCCTCGTAAATGAAGAGACGAAGTTAAACCCCATGAAGGAGTACCTTAAGCTTTTTAAATGGCTTGGGCTGAAGCCGCCCAAGTACCAAAGGCAGTCAGCCGGGTTGGGGGCGCTAAGTAACTATATAAATTTCTCTAATTACCAGAAATACGGCTACCTCGCTAAGGAGGACGAAAAATATCTGAAAAAATATTTTAGAGAGATGAAGGACGAGTTTTATAATCTATTAGGTAGAGAGATAAAAGTCTGGGAATTATGACAAAAATAGGGATAGTCGGGAATGGGTATGTCGGGGGAGCCACGGCGCTTTTAGAACATAAAAATGTTAGTTTTTATATTTACGACAAGGAGCCAGACAAGTGCCGTCCCGAGGGCCTAGTCTTTAAAGATTTACTCGAGTGTAGTTTCGTTTTCGTAGCTGTTCCCACTCCCATGCGTGAGAGTGGAGAATGCGCGACCCACATCGTGGAGGGGGTAGTCAATGAACTAGCAGACGCAGGTTACGATAAGGAAAGGGTAATCATTAAATCTACTGTTCCAGTTGGTACAGCTAGGAAGCTGGGTGTTATGTTTATGCCAGAGTTCCTAACGGAACAAAACTGGAGAGACGATTTCCTTGATCAACAGAATTGGATATTGGGAACGAACGGCAGAAATGATAAGATAAGGGATGAAGTCTACCAACTATTTGAGTCAGCTTGGAACCATGGGGTACTTAACTACAGGCCAAAGATGACCTTTTCCACTACCGAGGAGGCGGAGCTAACTAAATATACCCGAAACTGTTTCCTCGCAACCAAAGTATCTTTTTTTAATGAGGTAGAAGAGTTCTGCAGAGAAAAAGAAATAAATTACCGTAAGGTCAGGGAGTTAACTATCATGGACGGACGAATAGGTTCCAGTCACACAGCCGTTCCGGGTCCTGATGGCAAGAAGGGTTTTGGGGGCACATGTTTTCCGAAAGATATGGCTTCGCTTCATCATCAGATGCATGTAGAAAACGGCTTAGCAAGTCCCGTGGTGGGAGCGGCTATTCGGAGGAACAAGCTCCATGATAGACCAGAAAAAGACTGGGAAAACGATAGGGGGCGTGCTATAATTTAATTGCGCTCTCGTAGCTCAGTTGGATAGAGCATCTGTCTTCTAAACAGAGGGTCGTTGGTTCGAGTCCAACCGGGAGTACCATTTTTGTGATGAAAATAAAAGAAGAAGAATTAAATTACTTACATAAAATCAAGGAGGAGGAGAAAAGACTACTCGCTTCCTTCTCTGATGCACTTTCAAATAGATCGAAAGCAATGAAGTCGTTGGTGGCGCACTTGTATCTTAATCACAAGGCTCACTTTTTAGATGTATATCCCGACTTAAATGATTTTCATAATGAGATCGGAACAGTAGACAATAGTACGGGTAAGCCGGATTGCTGGTTGCTGTACCTTTTAACCCTAGAGTTCAAACCTGAAATTATTTTTGAGGCGGGGACTTATATAGGAACGACTACTAAGATTATGGCAGAGGCGTGCAGCACTTATGGAGGAAAGGTATACACTTGTGACCCAGTGGATACATATATCCCTTCAGAGAGACACGATAAATTTATTAAGACTCACAATATGGGAGCGATTGGATTGATAAATCAATTAAAGGATGAGGGGAAAGAGATAGACTTTGCTTTTTTTGATTGTGACTTGCCCAATACGCAAGTGGACGCGCTTCTTGGTATAGCTAAAGATGACTTTGCTTTTGTCGCCCATGATTTCTACGATGCGGATGGGACTTTAAGCAAGGGGGCTAGAAATTTAATTTTTGCGTGGAGAATACTTGAGTCAAGGGGGTATCAATTATTTATACCTAGCCTTAAAGACTTGAGAATGGGAAATAATAATGTTAGACTGTCTAATAAATGCAGAATATTTACTGCCATAGGTCAGTCTGCTGCTGCATTACTGCCCCCATCGTTCAAGATTACATTACAATAGTTAATTTTTTTGGTAAATATATATTACGTTGGTTCCAGAGCCTCGGTCTTCATTATCGATTTTGATTTTAGTAAAGTCCCTTTTTTTCATAAGTTCCTTAATGTCTTTCGCTAAGGCGACTTCGTATGGATACCCTCCTAGCCAATCATAGGTATCATTTAGGGGCGTCATTCCCCTACCATCATACGGTTGGCTCCACTTTTCTGGATTTTTGTAATGTTTACGGAGGTGCTGCATGACCATCTCTTCCTTTACTTCGTTCGACGCCTCATTGAATTTTATTTTTTTGGCCAGATCTTTTTGATATATTTCTTCCCCGTCGTCTCGGTCCATTTTAATATATAAAGCGATCCACAATATAGACCCACTTTTACAAAGTGATATCGCGTTGTCGATTGCTTTTTTCATATCTCCAGTGTGATGTAAAACTCCCCATGAGTATACTATGTCATATTTTTTGGATTTTAGATTCTCAATCAGATTAGTGTCCAACACGCTCCCCTTTTTAACTGTCCACTCCGTCCCCCTTGCGTCGTCGCAAAATTTATCTTTTAATATGTTAGTAGCTTTTATACTATCTTCATTTACGTCGAACGAGGTGATGTCTCTACATCCATTCTTATAAAATGATAGAGAAGACAAACCGGACCCGCACCCTATGTCTATAACGCTTTTACCCTTGAGAAGTTGGTGGGGGTCGGGACCATTAAGGAGACTCGGTAAGTGCAAGAGATTACCCATCATATCTTTTACATGGATATCTACGATCTCTTCATCTACAATGTTCTCTGCATAGTCCGTCCAGTTGATGCCAAAGGAAAATTTACCCTCCTCGTCACACATGTTTTTATAATCTAAGCTCATAATATAATTAGTCCTTCTATATCCTTTACCGGCAGTAGTCCGTACCAAGATATTTTTCTATTGTCTCCTATAACCCACACGTACCCCTCTGGAACCGTTATTTTATCTACGTACATATTATGAAACAACTCTCTTTCACTGTCAAGGTAGACTATGATATTTTCATTAGTTGAGAACGGATCATTATGTTTCTTATCGTTCACGAAGAGTACTCCATGCTTTATTTCTATGGTGTCTCCGGGTATCCCGATTACTCTTTTCGATAGGCTATCATCTGATTCTCCGTCATAGATAACCACGACATCGTATCTGTCGGGTATCCAATATTTTGGAAGATAATTTCTTTTTTCTACTACTATCCAGTCTCCGTTGGAATATGTAGGCTCCATACTTGAGCCCTTATTGTATGTGAATTGATACCTATGCCCAAAAATAGACCAGATAATGAACAAACATATAGCTGTGAGCCATAACGCTGATCGGAGCTTTGTTTTTGTCAGAAAAGACTTGATTTTTTTCATTAACTATCTAATTATAACATAAAATAAATAATTTCTCAATTTTAATATGGTGTATATATTACTACAGGAACGCCTCTCACGAAGGGAGGCTTTTTACGTTATGAAAAAGAAAAGCTCGAAATCAAAGTCTAAGAAGAAAGTTACCTTCTGGAATAAATTGTCACTAAAACTAACAGAATTAAAGGACTGGGTGCTATTTAATTGGGATGATGAAGACCTTTTGTTCGGTGGAGGACTGACCCTAGTTGGTCTAGGTCTGGTGCTGGGCTGGCTGAATCCCATAGCATGGCTCGGTTATTCCCTAATGGGATGGGGCGTTTTAAAAATGTATAAAGTACTGAGATAGAATATATAAAATAATAAGGCGGGTCCTTTCGTGGCCCGCTTTTTTTATGTGTAATTATTAGTATGGACTACCAAATACTCGTCAATATAGCTGTCGGTGTGGTTACTCTTATGGGTGGATGGGTTTTTAAGATGCTCTTGGGCCACGTGAATGAAATTAAAGAAGAACACAACCAATTAATGAAGAAACATCACGACGATGTAGAAAAAATCACCTCGAAATACACAGACCTAGCGCTGTCCTTACCCGATAAATACGTAAGCAAGGAAGACTTTAAGATGTTCTCTGAGAGAATGAATGATAGATTTGACAGGTTAGAAGAGAAGATAGATAACCTAAAGAAATAATATAATAGTTATGGTTGTTTTTGTTTACAATCTTTTAGTAGATATTTACGACAAACCTACAGGTGTGCCAGATCATTGGCAGTCGAAGGCAATTAAAATATATGATCCACAAGAAGTCGTTACAGAAGGCTTACAGTGCAAGGTTATACAGTATCTCTATGACGAAGGATTTATAGAGGATAGAAGGACCCAGTGTGATATAATAACTGGGGAGGAGTGTAACGACTAAATGCTATCGTTGGTACACGATGGAAGGAGTTCGGAATGGTTCGAGAGGCTCGGGGCATTTGACTTTAAAGTTCCAGACAATCTTATAATTTTTACTTCTCATAATCTTGAAGACAGTCTTTTCGAAAGGCAAATGAGGCTGCAAAATTGCACGGATTACAAAGTCATTAAGCCCAACTTTAACGAGGCAGAGATGGCTGTAATTTCTAATGAAAATTATCAAAATTTCAACAATGAGTTAAGCAATCCGCACGGAGAGTCAGGCACGCCCTCTTGGAGCAATGTATTTAGACTAAGATATCATCTCGAATTTTTAAAAAGTGATGAGTGTAGCAGTAAGAAATACGTTTTATTTTGTGACGCGAGCGACGTTCTTTTCTTAGATAGTCCTGAATTTATTTTAAATTCATTTTTAAATAACTTTAGTTGTAGTTTGCTGTATAATGGGGGGTACTGGGCAGCATGGCACTATTACACAGAGAGCAAAAAGTCTGAGAAGACTCGGCAGTTTGCTGTCAGTAATGGAGGTGTGCATTTAAATGCGGGGGTTTATATAGGTGAAAAAGACTTTATAATAAAAGTATATGAAGATGTTTTAAGTTATGTTACCGATGACGTGAATATAAGAAGAGAGATGCTAGACATGGAGAAAGATAGACCATGGGAGGGTCTCAATTTTCCATTTGGTTCCCCATCAGACCAGCTTATACTTAGGTACTTGCAGTTGGATTACCACCCAGAACTTCAGGTGGACAGGGAATTCAAATTAATGGCTAGATTAACTTACAGGCAGTGTTTTGAGAAAGGGGTGCTAGACTTGGGCAAGTTTAATAATTCTAACGTGTTCCGCAGGTTGTTTACTCATCACCACACTCGAGGGAGAGATCAAAGATGTTAAAATTGGGAGCGGTACATAAAAGTCTTTACGGAAGCAGGGGGCAGGCTAGGACCTTATGGAGAAGGCTCTTGAGAAGATTTTACTCTCTTAGGCCCATGGATTTTGTTGTTCCAGATAATTTACTTCTGCTTACTAGTCATAACTATGAGAAAACTCTCTTCGAGCTCCAAATGGAGCGCCACAGGGTGCCGAGTGATAGGTATAAGGTTATAGAATTCGGTGAAGTTGACTCTGCAGAGTGGAGTCACTTGCTTCGTTGGAAAAAAATGTTAGAATATCTTGAGGGCGAGGACTGCAAGACTAAAGAATATATTCTCTTCTGTGACGCTACCGATGTCCTTTTCGTTGATTCTCCTTCTAATATTTTAATTAATTTTTTAAAACATTTTGATTGTGATTTGTTATATAACGCTACCACATTTAAGAACCACACTCGATGGGACAAATATTCAGAAGAAGACCTAGAACATCATGCCCGAAAGAGAAGGGAGTTCGGACAAAATTGTCACTTAAACGCTGGTCTATTCATAGGAAGAAAGGATTTCGTAATAAGAGTCTATAAAGACATGCTGTCTTACGAATTTGACTCCAAAGGAAAGAGAGACGAAAAACTATGGGGGGAGCACCCAGAATATCCCTATGGTTGCACGTATGATCAGCAAATATTAAGATTTTTAGAGCATAAATACTACCCTCAGCTACAAATAGACGGGCATCAGAAGCTGCTCGCGCGATGTCATAAAATCGGTAAACTGTGGCGGGCTGGTAAAATATCTGCAGACGTTTTCGTATAAATAAAATTTAACTTGATTGTCCTGTTAGGTTATAATATTTTGTAGTAGATAGTTATGAAAACTTTAGCATCTCTAATTCTGGGTCTCGCCCTCGTTACTACTTCCGTATCAGGAGCTGAGAAGAAAAATACCACAGCAGACCATCTTCAAAATGTATCTGTAACAATTTGTTCCGAAGGCACATTCTCCGTCGGGGAAGGCTCTGGGGTAATTTTTACAAGAAAAGACAAAGACGGAAATCTAGTAAATCTAGTGTGGACCGCCGGTCATGTCATAGATAACCTAAGGAAAACCAGAACGACTCTGGTAGATGGCAAGCCCAAGATTATCGTTGAGTTTAAAGACCCAATGGTCGTAAAAGAGATTAGGCAGAACGGGAGAACCGTTGGTCGATTACAAATGGACGCAGAGGTGTTAAAATATAGCGACGCCGATGACGGTCATGACTTAGCCTTGCTTAGAGTACGTAAGTTTAATTTCGTTACAGATACAGTTACATTTTATCTCGATAAAAAAATTCCGCCCTTAGGAGAAGACTTGCTACATGTCGGGTCATTGCTCGGTCAAAAGGGTGCAAATAGTATGACAGATGGTATTTATTCCCAACACGGTAGATTAATTAAGTCGCTAAACAAATTCGTGTTCGACCAAACGACCTGTACTGCTTTTCCGGGCTCGTCTGGGGGCGGGGTGTATCTAAAGAAAGATGCCAGATATGTAGGAATGTTGGTCCGCGGAGCGGGAGAAGGGTTTAATCTTATCGTACCCGTTCGCAGAATGGCAGAGTATTGCGAGAAACATAAGATTATGTGGGCCCTAGATAAAAGTGTAGCCATGCCCACGGAAGACGATTTAAAGGCCCTGCCTATTGAGCACGCTCCAAAGGAAAAAACTGAGGAGACAGCAGACGAAGCGGCGGCGAAAAAGGTATTTCCCTTCATGCTCAGGGTTACTCATCCTAATTTACTAATTATTAAGGAGTAGCTTATGCCAAGGGGTGCCCAAGGGGGTGGAGAAGACGCAGCGATGCCTTCGGGTATCGCTGCGTTATTTTTTGAAGGGGTGCGCAGACAGTACGAAAGAGAAGCGGGGATTAAGATCTACGAAAAACCTGTACCACTTATTTTAGAGGGGGAAGACATAGATGAATATGTGAAAAGATGCACGGAGGAGACGGGCAGGCCAGATGAGCTATGTAGAAAATATTATCACAATAACAATATTTAAAAATATAGTTGCATCTTCCCTTTTCGTATGTTAATTTCTAATTGTGAGAAGTAATAGTATATCTATAGTTACGGGCGGTGCTGGATTTATTGGCGGACACCTAGTCGATAAGCTGGTAGATTTGGGACATGAAGTAAGAGTTATTGACAATTATTCAGCAGAAAGCAACGACAATTTTCACCACAACGAGAAGGCACAGTATAATAATGTAGATATTTGTGACTACGAAAAAATATTACCAATATTTGGGGAGGCAGATTATGTATTTCATTTAGCTGCCCAAGCTAGAATCATGATATGTATGGGCAAACCTCAAGAAGCATGCAGAACCAATTATCTAGGAACATGTAATATCTTAGAGGCATCAAGACACAATAATGTAAAGAGGGTGATGTATTCCTCTACTTCTTCCGCGTATGGATTGAAGAACGAGCCGCCCCTCAGAGAAGATATGCCTACAGATTGTCTCAACCCTTACTCTTCGACGAAGGTGGCTGGAGAAGGACTATGCAAGATGTATAGTGATCTTTGGGGCTTGGAGACTGTTATATTTAGATATTTTAATGTTTATGGAGAGAGGCAACCGACGAAGGGCCAGTACGCCCCAGTCATAGGACTCTTCAAAAGGCAGAAAGACGCAGGAGAAAAAATGACAGTGGTAGGAGATGGACTTCAGACCAGAGACTATACACACGTTTCAGATGTGGTCAACGCAAATGTTAGTGCAGCGCTTTTAGACAACAAAAATATTGCAGGTGAAATCATTAATGTTGGGACAGGCAGAAATCATAGCGTATTAGACTTGGTAGGTCTAATGAATGGAGACCCCGAACATATTCCCGCAAGGCCGGGTGAGGCGAGGGCTACCTTAGCAGACATTACTAAACTTAAAACATTGCTGGGTTGCGATCCACAAGTGAATTTAGAAGATTGGATTAAAAGTTATGAATGACATTTTTATTAATATAGCAGGGTACAGAGATGGAGAATTAATTCCCACTGTGAGGGACGCCATTCTAAAGGCCAAGGACAAAAGTAGAATTTCATTTGGAATATGCTGGCAACATGGCCCAGATGAACCCAAGACGTTCAATGAGGAAGAAGATGAATTATTTAAAGACATAGCGGGACTTAATTATTCTAGATATGATTACAGAGATAGCTTAGGAATGGGCTGGGCTAGGAAAATCAGTCAGTCTTTTTACAGGGGAGAGAAATTTCAGCTCCAAATAGATTCTCATATGAGATTTGCTCAGGATTGGGACTGGCATCTTCTTAATTTACATGAAAGATGTAAAAGAAAATATAATTCAAAGCTCCCCATTATCACTTCCAGAACCTTACCCTATTATCCAGAAAAGAATGATGAACTCAAGAAGGGGCTATCAACCTATATGCACCCCCAGAAGTTCAGAGACAACGGAGTCTTAATTGTAACGTCGGGAGGCATGAGGCCTAGGCACGGGTTCAATGACCCAATTCCAAGCTGTCTTATCTCTGGTCACTATATGTTCTCAGAGGGAAAGATCATAAACGAGATGCCCTACGATGATAAATTTGCTATAATAAGTACGGGGGACGAGCCTATTCTCGCGGCGAAGGCGTGGACTAGAGGGTGGGACATTTTTCAACCGCACAAAGTATATGTGTGGCATCACTTTTACAGAGAAAAGGCTGAAAAGAACCATAACAATCACAAGGGGCAAGAAGATCATAAAGATTGGAACGTTATGGCGAAAGAGGGAGTAAGACGTTTTAATGATGTAATAAAAGGCAAGATTCCCGCAGGTACAAGGTATGGATTAGGCACGAAGAGAAGTCTAGAGGACTACAGGGACTGGTGCGGCGTAGACTATAAAAAAAGAACCATAGACCCCAAGAAGGTATTCATCGACGGAAATTTTGTGAGAGAGAGCAGGGAAACTCCCTCAGTATCGAAAAAGAAAGTTATCAGAAAGAAAAGTAAAGATCATTCGGTTGTTTCCGGAGATGATAAAATTTTCATACAGATAGCTAGCTACAGAGATCCTGATATCTTTAATACGGTTAACGATTGTATGAATCAAGCGGAAGATCCTAGTAAATTAATATTTGGAATCTTTGATCAGTACGGTCCAGAAAATAAGCACCTAGATCTTTACGATAGAGATAACTTTAGGGTAATAAGGACGCCATTTTATGCTAGCTCTGGACTAGGATACGCGAGAAATATGATACAGAGACTATACTTTGATGGGGACGCGGAGTACACCATGCAGTTAGATTCTCACATGAGATTTTCCAGAGGGTGGGATACTAAACTCAAGAATATGCTTCATGCGACGGGATCTAAAAAGCCTATCGTATCTCATTACTGTACGCCATTTACGTTTTCTCAGAAGAAGCAGGAATATCTTCAGCGTAAGGAGCTATTTAAAATGTACTGCCTCAGATTTAACCCCGGAGGAACAATATCTTTTAGACAACACAGGGTTAAGGAGGAAGAGAGGAGCGAAAAGCCCTTGCCTTCCATGTTCGTCTCTGGTCATTTTTATTTTACTTTAGCCTCGCACATTAAAGAGTATCCTTATGATCCTAGTTTATATTTTGCGGGAGATGAAATCTGTTTAGCTATTAGATCTTGGACCAAGGGGTGGGACATCTTTACCCCGACGGAGAACGTGGTATTCCATAACTATACCAGAGAAGAAAGGGTCTGCCATTGGTCTGATCAAAAAATGTCTTATGGTTCTCTCCACGAAGAAAGTCATAAGGCACTTAGAGAACTTTTGGGAATGGAAAAAAAGAGCAGAGATTTTGGTAGATACGGACTCGGAAAAGACAGGAGCATAGGAGATTTCGAAAAAGCAGCTGGCATTGATTTTAAAAAACGAATCCTGCATGAGGCAGCCAAACTCGGTGTGCCAGTGCTCTCATGAGTAGACCCATAGCTTTTCATTTTAATGGTAAGACTTTCTCTAGATATTCTAGTGAGATGAATACTATACAGCAGTCTCTCAAACAAAATCAGACCTTTAATAACACAGCTAGCGTTTTTACGTTTGATAATAATTTAAGCAACAAACTGTTCGTAAATTGTTGTGATAAGATAGGCGTACCGTATACGAATTTAGGAGACAGCGAACACCTCTCGTTTATTAACAATAAATATCCCACAGATCAACGACCTAGAAAATATTTGATTTTTAAAGACTGGAAAAAGACAGACTACTTTCCCCTAGTTAAGATGCTCTCCCTGTATCATTATATAAAGTCCAACCCAAGTGCAGTCAAAAAGTATGTTTATATGTTTGATCAGTCGGATGTTTATCTAACTGATAATCCCGAGTCTAAGTTAGAGTTATTCAAGAGTAAAAATTGTGGCATGATGTTCGGTGCGGAGTCGAAGTGCATGTATTTTGCTATGAGGGTTAGGACTGCGGATTTTTACAGCGAAGTAAATAAATATTTTGCAAACTATGGGGACGTGAAGAAGTTTGAAAAAGAGACCTACGGAAAGGATTGCTTCGAAGATAATGGGGTTAGGCTGTGCTATTTAAACGGGGGGTGCATGGTATGTGAAAGAGATTATTTTGTTTCCTTGGTCGATAAGTACGTTGGACTGATGGAAGAGTTTATGAACTTAAATGAGCAAACGATCATGCATCACTTACATTTTTTATATTATCCAGAAATACAGATAGATAATAAATGTGAGATGTTTCAATGTATGGGACCAAAGAAGGTAAGATTTAATGTCTGAATTTAATCCAGAAGATGCACTCGGCAAGCAGCAGGATGTAGCTAAGAACTTCATAAAGAAGAAAACGAAATGGATTAAGTCTGGGGACCAGACGATAGTAAGGCTCCCGCTTAGTAAGTCTTCGATATTTAATAGGCGCCTACCTATCAGTACCCTTTTCGTTGGGCCCTACACCCATGAGTTTGGGCATGAGTTATTTTCTTTTCAAGGATATGCTAGAGAGATAAGCAAACTGGCAGACAAGGAAACCAAAAGGCCTTATGAAAAAATTATAGTGTCATGCAGAGAAGGGATGGAATTTTTGTATGAAGATTTTGCTACAGATTTTTTATCAATAGAAGAGGCTAACTCACTTGGTTACACGAAAGAGACGAAGGAGAGCTCTAATGGGCTGGTAACTCATATTTCGGAGGCATTTTGTCGGTCCTCAGTGAAGAGGGGGTTGGGTAACCTTAAATATAAACAGTCTTTCATAAAGTATGGCGAGAATCTCCCGACTCCAGTACGGAATTATGATATTGTTTTTCATGCTAGAAGAAAGGAGACGGGGAGGATGTCGGTCAACTTGTCTGATGAAGATTATAAATTTCTATATGAGAACTTGTCTTCGAAATATAAGATTGCCTTCGTGGGGCTAGAGTCGCAGTCTTATTGCCCTCAAGGAGCAATCGATCTAAGGGGCCTATCACTTTCCAAGTTGACAGAGACGTTGAGATCTAGTAGGCTAATTGTGGGGCAGAGTAGTGGTCCTATTCATTTCGCCTCCCTATGTGGGACGCCACATCTTACTTGGGGAGGGTATAGGTATAGGACCTTTCTTAGGTACGCACATTACTGGAATCCTTTTAGAACGCCTTGTTATTTATTGGAGTCCCTTACGGATGGTTATCTTGAGAAGAGAGTTCGAATTGCCCGCCTCCCAAAAGACACGTTAGATTCAGAGCATTTTAATGTTATTGATACTAAAAAATATAGACATCCTCCCGCTAAAGAGTTATTATTATGGATAGAAGAAGTATTAATTTCTTCTAAATTAAATGAGTACGACAGTAAAAGATTGTTGCGTGACGTTACTTAGCTGCGGCGAGAAGTATAATTCTTTTTTGTTAAAAAATATAGAATCAGACGTTGAGTTCAAGAAGATGATGTCTGACCTGCAATTGGTTATTACTACAGATGACCCCAGCTTTTTTGACGGAAAAGTCTCGGGAGTACCAGTTTATAAGTTTGAGCCAGAGTGGTTAAAGGATGTAAGAAAGGGTAGGAACAAGAACTGGTTTAATTTTCACCAAAAGAGAGAGTCAATAAAGAATGCACTTGACTTGGGGTACAGAAAGATTTTTTATTTAGATTCAGATATAAAGATAAACCATTGGGATAAGGATTTTTTTGTTAACAAGGGGTCGGGGTTTTGGTTCAGGAGATACCTTACAAAAGAAAATCATGAAGAAAAATATGACTTTTATAGTGAGTTATTCGGTGTTAATTTATGGCACTACTGGCGACCAGTTAGTGAAAAGATAATGTACATAGACGCTCACCCACACAAGATAAATGGCTTTTTAAATACTTGGGAGTATTTGGATACAATATCTAAGGGTAAGGTCAATCCGTACACAGAAGGAAATGAGATACTAATAGCTCTTAGGTTTAATGGTGCGTTAACAAAAGCTTATAAGCCCGACCCATTTAAAACTAAATTGAATTATATGACAGATAACTTTGGAAAGGGGTATGCCGCATGAAAGTAATTACTATAGCTAACTATACTCACGGGAAAGATAATTATTATAAAATGTTTTTAGCTTGGTTAGCTCACAATCACCAGTACATGTCTGAATGTGAGATTGTCTTGGCTTACGCTTGGGAGGACCGTAACGAACTTTTTTCAGATCACTGTCAGAATTTTCTAAAGAACTACGATAATGTTACTATTAAAAAATTAAAGTCTACACCCTTTCCTATACCCAGAAGACCTAGGCTCACCTTTACACCGTTCATAAGAAATTATATGATGAGCGTCTGGTATGAGGAAGCACCATACGTGTCTATAGATACAGATTTATTTTTGTTTAAACCTATAAAAGAATTCTATAAACACTTAGATGATAACCCTTTTGTCGGGACTGGGCACGGGGGCTACCAGAGAAAGCAGGAGAATCATTTAAATGGTGGATTATATGGAGTAGGGGACAGCAATTTTTTTGATGTGGATGCTATTTATGATTACATGACATCTAAGTTTCCGGAGGGCAGCAACGGAAGTTCTCCCGGTGATATAAGCTGGAGACAGCAGCACGCGGTTAATGAATGGATAGCTCATAAAAATTACAACCCATTTGTCTTTGAAGAACACTATTTTTGGAATTGGTGGGGGAGATTTTGTAAATTCAACCGTGACTCCAGCGGTAACTATGACGTGACCAATGAAAGGGACGAACAAGTTTATGGTGCACATTTCTTCGGTGGTAAGAAAGTATGGAGAACCCCGAATGGTAAGGACGCGTTTTGGGAGCCGACTATTCAGAAGATAAGGGATATGGGTACGGAAGTATGATAAAGCTGAAAAATAACGTCTTTGATACATGCCCATTCATATTCCATATGAATGGAAGCTATCTTAAGAATCCTCAGGGTAGAAGGCTTAGGACTCAGGTGTTTGATTACATGAAAGAAAACGAACACGGCGGAGATGGAGGGATGAGAGACACAACGTATTTTATCTGTACTTCTTATGGAGGGAGGGAAACGACGCTAGAAAAAACATTAAAGTATTTTAAAGTTCCTTACGTGATGAAAGGAAGGGGGACGGAGGGGTGGAAAAATACCATGAAGGCAGGATTATTAGCGGACTATCTGCCAAATATAAATACAAAATATACCATGGGCATAGACTCCCATGATGTTTGCCTTCTTCGAGATGGAAATGATTTAATTGATACATTCGAAGACAATTTTGATTGTGATATGTTATTTAATGCAGAGCTTATCTCTTACCCAACGAATAATGAGCTTGCAGAGTATGAGCGCGGGATATACAGAGAGGAAAGCCCATTTTGTTTTTTGAATTCAGGGGTTTGGATAGCCAGAACTAGCTTTTTAAAAGAAGTAATCGGAGACATACTTACGATTAGATCCTCTAGGCCCAGAAGTGACCAAGAGATATATCGCAAGTTACATAAAAAATATTATCCGAAAATTAAAATAGACCACAGGTGTAAACTGTTCCAAACGACGTGCAATAGTAGTAGGGAATACCTAAAAGATGGGAAGTATGACCCCCAAAATGCCTACTCTATTTCCATAACAGAGACTAACGAACTAGTTTACGAGCTTTCACTAAAGAAAGATTAAAATGAAGTATTCTTGTTTAAATTTCGTGCGACCACACGAAAAGGCTACGCAGTGCTATAACAATTACGGTCATTTCATGAGGGACGCAGCGTTATGGATATATTATTATTTAAATAAAAAAAAATTATTAAATGATCCGGATCATCAATTATTAATTAATGCCTCGCCGGCGAGGAGGGGGTCGAACACCTCACGTATGTCACCAAGGCACAAACGCTTTTTAGAAAAAGTTTTTGGAGCCATAGTTTACAATAAAGAGAAATTATTTAAGCAAGCATGTGACGAAGTAGGTGGTGAACATATAGATTGGGCGCAAAAAAGAACCGACCACGTAATAAGTGCAGGAAATTATTATAATTTAAACTCGGGGTTTCATAAACGTATAGGCACGATAACGAGACATGGAGACGATTGGGGAGGGCACACGGCCCCTTATCCCAAGGTAGCCTCTGATGGCTTCAGAGACCATTGCCTTGGAGCATTCGGAATAAAGCCTGAAATAAAAAGGAGGGTATTATATGTTCCGAGGGAGTCAGATACGATAAGATTTTTAAGGGACAAAAATCTAGAGAGTCTACTCGATAATTTCTGCCAAAAAAATAACTTTGAGTTTGTTAGGTGGGCAAATAATACAGAAACGTCAGTGGAGCAGCAGATGAGAATGTATAGCGAAAGTGCCATAATTGTTGGCGGCAACGGCACAGACTTTGTAAATTCTTATTGGACAAATGAAGAGCAACTACTTATAGAAATTGTGTGTGCAGACAGGGTTAACAAAAGAGGTAAGTGGCGACAGTCACTAGGCGCTTTGGGTGGGTTCTCTGGCTTTTGTTCTGCATTTAGAAGTGAGAGCATAGACGCTCATCTTGCGTCACTTTACGGGGAAAATTATCCCCGAGCAGACAGCGAACAACTTCGTGATTGGCACATTGTGCAAACACCAGACGAAAACACAAAGGTTGTAGAGGGATACAAGTGTGTTAGATGGTACCGTTCTTTATGTAAAGTAACTTTTGAGACGTCGGAAGAAAATCGGATCGGAATTCAATCAATAATTTCCAAGTGGCTTTCTACGTCATCTAAATTAATCTCTTGAAATATATCGCCCTGAGATATAAATCTTTGCCCAGTTCTTACTCCGAATGCCCGAAGAACGGACAGTCCCTTTATTATATCTTCGCTATTGATCCCCTTGCTTTCGGCATCCAACCAGTTTTCTAGGTCTACAGAGTACGACTTAATATAAGTCTGTTCTTTGTCAGCTATTAGTACAACGATTTTTTTCTTCTCTTTGTTTGCTAGGGCGTAGGAGTTTTCATTAGACACGAACTTCCTATAGACGAGCTTCCTATTACTCAGCTTATCTAGTTCTTCGACTTTCTGTTCTAAAATATTCATTCCCAATATATAATTACACTAAACTAGCGTTTTTATTCTTGCTTTTTTATGGGATATAGGTCATAATTACTATTATGAGAGTCAAGAAAGACAAAGCATATGTTGTTATAAGTGTAGACAAGGGCTATGTACAGGGGGCGTTTCCCTATACTCCGGAAGGAAAAATAGACGCCCAAGATTATCTTAATAAGTTAACTGCCAAAAATAAGCAAGAATATCAGATCAAAGTTCACTAGAACATGAAGATCTTAAAAATATTATCTAAGAAAAAGTTGATAGATAAAACTGTCAACTTCCTTGAGAAGGAGACAGATAATATTTACAGAAAATATGAAAATATAGAAGGCTGCGACTCTGGGCCATGTAACGAAGAAAAAGCTAAGCTTACAGAGGAGATGAACTGCTGTATAGATAAGCTCCACAGAGAAGAAAAAGAATTGGACGCCTGCGAGGCAGAATTCTTCGCTTGCTCGGGTGATTTTCAGATATGAGGATACTAAACAAGACAAGAACTTATTTAGTTGGCCACATGCAATACGCCAGCGGTAGGGATTGGCGAGATTACGTAGAGGCCGAACTTGAGCCCCTCGGGATAAGAATTTTTAATCCATATAAAAAGCCCTTCGTTAAAGATGTGAATGAGGACGAGGATACTCGCTTATCGCTAGATCACTGCCAAAAACATGGCTACTTTAATGATGTGGCAGAGAGGATGAAACTCGTTCGTAGTTATGATTTGAATCTTGTAGACAGGAGTGACTTTATCATAGCGCACCTGTTGCCAGACGTCGCAAGCTGGGGAAGCGCGGAGGAACTTGTCACGGCAGTCAGAATGAAGAAGCCAATTTTTATCTCCATGGAAGGAGGCAAACACGCCACGCCCCTTTGGATGATGGGAATGCTGCCTCATCACTATATTTATAATTCCATTGAGGAGGTCGTAGGAATGATCAAACAAATTGATAGTGGAGAAAAGAAAATAGATAGTGACAGGTGGAGACTTCTTAGAGAAGAGCTGAGGTAGAGCATGAATAATTTGTACGAACTTTATGAAACTTATAAGGATCACTGCGATAAGGGCACAAAACATAGTTATATAGATTTTTATGAAGGACTGTTTCTGCCCTACAAAAATAAGCCTATAAATATCTTGGAGGTGGGCGTTCAGCGGGGTGCGTCTTTGATGTTGTGGCAGGATTACTTTCCGAATGCAAAAAATATTATTGGAGTAGACGTAGATACTTCTCAAGTGCTTGAAAAATACCGAGGTACCTACGAGAAGATTACTTTAATAGAAGGCGACTCAACCTCTGCCGACCTTCTAGAAGCGCAACTTATAAAAGAAAATGAATTTGATATTATTGTAGAGGACGGTGATCATTTTTTTCGTACGCAAATGAACACGTTTGATAACCTCTACCAAAAGCTTAAGGTCGGTGGAGTTTACGTAGTAGAAGACGTACTCAAGGCCGGGGCATGGAGATTTTTGAAACATTACAAACACCTTAATCCCCTGCATTTAAATTTCGTGGCCCATAGATCTGAGCTAGGAAGACACAGTTTGCAAAATCAATTGATAGTATTTTTTAAACATGATTAACATTGGTGAATGTATAAAAGTGACTAAGATAAAAGGTCATGCTGATGGCTCGGCAGATATTGAGTTCGAATATACAAAAGACTTTGTTAATTTATACAAGGCGGCCACAGGAAAGAAACGAGCACATAAAAAAGCTTTAAAAAAATATCTTAATAAGATGTTGGCCGAGTCAGCTAAGACTTGGAAAAAGGGAGGTGCAATACCTTGCGTGATTCCCCTTAAGCAAAACGAAAAAAACTAATTTTTTCCCGAAAGGGGGTCGCTCAAAAATGTGGACGATATATGAGAGTGGAATACAAAAGATTAGCTGCGGCGGTCGCGGACGCAGAAGATATAGTTTCTAAGCTCCGGGTATTAAAGACGGAGTATCACCCTCAAGAAGTCCGCTCACTGGTCAGACAGTTCGAATGGACAGTTCTTTTTATCATGAGGATGTGTAATGATATATTAGATAGTAATCAAGAAGATTTCTATGGGCCAGAAGTAGATAATAGGATTAAAGCTGAAAAAATCCTTTATAAATATGAGACAATTTGGCTTAAAATAGGTAAAGGAAAGTCTTATGAATAAAATTAATAAAATTGTTTTAAGTTCTATGTTATTATTTAGCACTGGTTGCACCACTGTCAAAAAAGCACTAGGAATAGGCCAGAGCGCGGAGGAGCCCAAAGAACCGGTCGATAGTAATTCGACGGGAGAAATTGTAGACAACGGGGTAGACTTTTCTTTTCCTTCGCCTCAAACTAACTATACTGAATTTATTACAGTATGCATTGTTGTTATTTTGGTGGCTCTATCAGTTAGATTTTTTATAAAAAGAAAAACAAATGAGAAATGAAATCCTTACAGCTACATCAACTAGGAGAGGAAGCGATTAGTGACCTTAAAGAATCGTTTAATAACTTACCGCATACAGAACATAAGGACGGAAAGTTCAGGCTCAGGCGCTACGCGGCTATAGAATTAAGAACTTCATTTTGGAATGCCAAGAGAGAAGCAGAAATTACGGTGCTACCTCACCGTGACTTTTTGCAGAGTGAAGAGTTCAATAATCACCAAGGTGGAATGATCAGGACATTCGAGGGTATTGAAAAGCAGGTATTCGAGAGTCAAGGAATGAAAAATATCCTACTCACCCTAAAAGAATCATTGGGATTAATTGACGGCCAAGAGATAGAAATTCATCAGCTTAGAGTTGTTACCCTAGAAGACGGTAGGGCAGAGGTGGCACCAGAGGGCGTCCACCAAGACGGGTACGACGATATAGCGATTGTCGGAATTAATAGGCACAATATTCGAGGCGGAGAACTATTAGCTTACCAAAACCAAAATGATGAACCGTTTCTCACCTACCAACTACAGGATGGGGATATTTTAATGTTAGATGATGGTAAATTCTGGCATAATGCATCGCCAATAGTCGCTGGAGGAAATTCGAACAAGGGCTATGGGGATTGGTTTGTCTTATGTATAAAAAGGTAAAAAATTTTTATGAAGTTCAACAGGGGGGTGGTGTCGTGTGGAATACGGTCGGCTTTTTTCTTAGCTTAGAGAAAGCTCAGGAGTACGAAGGAAGATTCAATACTAAGGTGGTCGTTTATCCCACGAGAATAATAGAAAGAGAGTTTAAGGATGTAGAGTGAAACTACTTTACCCATTAGCTAAACGCTTTATTGCTGGGCACGATTTTGAGTCGGCAAAAGAAAAAATCGAGGAGCTACTCGGTAAAGGCTACCAGATCTCTGTTGATTACGTAGGAGAACTAAGTGAAACTACGGAGGACGCAGCTCGAGCCGCCAAGCAATACATAGAAATAAGTAATTTTTATAAAGGTAGGGACATTGACATGTCCATAAAACTTACCCAGCTTGGACTTCTTTTTGACAGGCACTTCTGCCTAGAGTTATTGAGGAACGTAGTAGAGACTGCGTACCTCAACGGGCACACCATTAGGCTAGACATGGAGGACTCAAAGGTCACAGATGATACTATTAATTTATGCCTAAAATTAAGAAGAAGATTTCCGAATATAGGATTGGCACTACAATCTAACCTTTATAGAACCAAAGAAGATATCTTTAAAATAATAAACAAAAAGGTTTCCATTAGGTTGGTAAAGGGAGCATACAGAGAGGGTAAGGATATATGTATTCACCCCGAGGGTGACGTTCGCGGTTGTTTTTTAATGTATATGGGCGTTTTGTTAGCTCAGTCTGAAGTTAGATGCGCGATAGCTACGCATGATGAAAAGATTTTGAATGAAATATTAAAGATAAAAAACTCCAAAACATTTGATTATGAGTTTCTTTACGGAGTTAGAAGAGATTTACAAAAAAGCTTGCTTAAGGACGGGTACTCTGTTAGAATATATTTACCGTTCGGAAGGGACTGGTTGCCTTATACTCTAAGAAGGTTAAAAGAATGGAAGAACTTGAAGTTCGTCATCGGAAATATTTTAAAAGAATGGCTTGGTTTAATCAAGAAAAAATGAGTTTGTGGACTAGGGTAAGGTTTTGTTGGGCAGTCCTTACGAAGGGAGACTATAATCCTAAAGAATATAGATCTAGACACTCCCAGAAGCAGTGGAATACGTGCGAGCAAAGACGTAGAGATTTGGAGACGGCTACTCGCCCTAGGACAGATTGTCCAGATAGTGAATACATGAATCAATGAAAAATAAAACGACTTTTACTAAATGGTTTTTGCTTAACGCGGTAATGATCACCGGCGTGTTCTTCGCAGAAACAAAGGGAGCTATTTCCCTGATGATAAAAAATGACGTCAGTTATTTAACCGTAGTCATCATGACTCTTTATGTTTTGGTCTCTGCCATGGTAGGTAGATTATGTTACTTGGCAGACAGAGTGGATAATAACAAGGTCGAAAATGATTCCGCTGCTCTTTTGAGAAAGGCGGAGGTCGGGTGGTTTGCTGCGGAGCACTTCTTTTCGCTTGGTTTATTGGGTACAGTTTTTGGTCTGTGTGTGGCGACGACGACTAACCTTGATGAAACTGCACAAATAAGTGAAATTGTATCTGGACTCAAGAATGGACTGCATACTGCGTTTTATACTACGATCTGCGGTATTGTTTTTAGCTTGCCCCTTCAAGCACAACTCATGATTTTGAAATTTAAATTAGAAGATGGCGATTAATTCAGGATACAAAAAGTTTTTTTCGTTTAGGCCATTTATCGATGTGCTTTTTTGTTGCCTATTAATGTTAGTTGCGATTCTGTTTCTCCTCAAAAGCGAGGAGGAAAAAACTAAAATGCGCCCACCGAACGTGCTGTACGAAGTCGTATTAACGTGGGACGGTAATAGCGAAGACGATTTAGATATTTATGTACAGGCAGCTTCCGGTCACGTAGTTTCATTTAATAATCGGGAAGGCGGACAAGGAAGTTTGATTAGTCTAGATCACGACGCCTTAGGCAAGCGCAGAAATAATAGTCTTGAAATAGGAGTGGCCGGCACGGTAGTAGACTTTAACGAGGAGGTAGTCTCTTTTAGGGGCGTCACAGAGGGAGAGAACATAGTTACAGTACATGTATACGCCAAGAGAGATGAATCACCCACAAAAGCAACAATTAAATTAATTAAAATTAAACCTTTTAGAGAAGTCGTAGTAAAAGAAAGAGAGTTTGTAACGACAGGAGACCAAAAGACTGCGTTTAGGTTTAGGACGGACAAAAATGGTGTCATCACCGAAATAAATGAGCTCCCAGCAAATTTAGTTAACCCATTGGGAGAGTAGACAATGACTGATTTCGAAAAAGAATTTTGGGATAAGTACGATACGACCAGTGAGTGGGGTGGCGTATGATTTATTTGCTTTATGGGCAGTCTGGAGCGGGTAAAACGACGTTGGGTAAATTGTTGGCGGATCACCTTGATACGCCGTTTGTTATTGACGGCGATGAAATTAGAGAGATGTTTTGCAATACTAACTACAATAGAGAAGGCCGAGAGGAGAACATTAAAAGTGCAAATTCTATAGCTACTTACTGTCATAAGAAGAGTAGGCCAGATGGACACGTAGTCATGAGTATTGTAAATCCTTATTTAGATCTTAGAAATGAATTAAAGAGAAACAATAAAGGCCACGTAACAGAAATACTGTTGAGTACGTCAAGAGCGGACAAGAGAGAGTATCACACCGAAGACTTCGAGTCGGGGAGCCCACACTTTCATTTTAATACAGACAGAGAGCCAGATTTTAGCTGGAGCAAACTAAGAACTTTATTAAAATTATGAACGATAAACTATAAAGAAAGATAAATTATGGGAAGAGATAAAGCAAAACCAAGAAGAGAAAAGAAAAAGCCCAAGAAAGAAAAGAAAAAGAAGGGTAAGTAAAATGGTACCCCTTATCGCAGTGGGAGCAGCAATCGGAATAACGATACTTATATGTATCTGGCTAACTAAGTTTATAGAATTGAAATAAATGGCAACAGGTATAATAGATGGGGTGATTGGGACGCCGGTTAAAGTCGAGGTTAACCCCGACATTAAAATAGTAACGCCTCCAGAGATTACCGAAGCTTTACTTTGGATTAAGTGGACCTTAATCGTGATTGCTGTTTTATTGTTAGTGAAACTAATTAAAGGAGATAAATGAAAAAAACATTATCAATATTATTATTAGCGTTTGTTAGCCTTTCTCAAGCAGACGACAATATTAAAAAAGGCAAAGAGCTTTTTATTAGCAAGAGTTGTTCTTTGTGCCACCAGACGGAAGA